CAACAAACCTAACTTAAATGGAGATGCAGTATGAAACGTATCGCTGTGTGGACAATAGCTGTAATGAGTACTTTAGTAAGCACGAGTCCAGTTTGGGCGGGTGTGAGTGCCAATTGTAGGGTATAGATAGAAATGTTAATGATCAATTTTGCAAAAATTTTTAAACTTTAAAATAAAAACAATAAGTTACAAAGCACGCACAACCTAATAGTTTTACGTTTAAAATGTTCCTATTTTTCGTATTTTTATACTAAAGAGAGATGAGAAATATCCATCTCTCTCCTAATACCATACTTAAACAGCTATAAAGCTTTCAAAGTTAATCCAGTAAAAGCAGGCTCCCAAGTAGCAACCTGTTCGCACTGAGATTTAGTGATTATCACGCCTTGTGCTACCTGTCCAATAACGTTACCCAGTAATTTCAGCCCCATTGGCGCTAATTCTCGTCGCCATAGACTCTCTGGTGTATCGTCAGGTAGTACATGGCAAAAGTCTTGGGCTGCAATAGCACCCGTATCTGCACCGTCATCCATCCAATAAACCGTGCCGCCCGCTATAGCATCGCGCATGTGAATAGTCCAGCGCACAGCGTCACGCCCTCGGTGTCGCGGTAGTAGCGATGGGTGATAGCCAAGAGCGCCATACTTAGTTTTATGTCGTGCCTCTGCGCCGATAAAAGCATGAGCGTGAGCGCCTATAATCAGGTCAGTATGGGGTGGAATCTGCTTGGCTGTGACGTACTTACACTCAACTTGAGTAGCTATCTGTGAGTCAGTAGCCAGTTTATACAGGCGATCCGACTCGCTAGGAGTAATCACTCCAACTACCTTGTGGCGTTGGGTGCAGAGCTTTAAAATCTCTGCGCCAAACCACGACTGCCCTACAATCACTAATCGCATAGAGCCTCCTCACCCAAATAACGAAAACCTTGCACCGCTCTAAAGTGCCCACCATAGCCTGAATTGGTTGGGCGACGCTTCGCTTTGCTATCACTTTTGTAGATAGTCTCAATACAACGCCGCTTATTTTGCCCACACAGTTGAGCAGATACCTGCGTCCATTTGGGATCACGTCTTAGTGCCGCCGCCAGATTCGGGTGTGAAGTATGAAATAGAGTAGGCATCGGTTTGTTATAGCGGTTATTACCCTGTCGCCACGCTTCAGAGATGGTATTTAAAAACCGCATACCCACACCGATACCTTGCCACTCCGGCATAACCACCAGTCGGCAAGCCCTTGACTCCACTAGCCCCGGTCGGGTGCTGAACGCCACATGCGCCACCAGCTCATCATTGATGGTTGCCACGTAGCAATCAGCGGCTATCATATTGGGCAGTTTTAGATAGTGATGTGGCTCAAATAGTCGCCAATAACGCCAGTTGGTTTTGTAAATTTGCATGTCGAGAGCGGGTCTTTGCCTAAGTGACCCTCGATCAAAAGTACCTGTGGTGGTATCAAATACCCAATCCGGTTGTAGCCAATCCAGAATGTCATAATGACAGGATAGTAAAACGACTTGCCCATTTGTACGTCGCCATGATTTAGCAAATGCCGCAGCACCTACTTTAGCAATCTGACGGTCTACCACGCTGCTGAACTCGTCCAACACTGCCATTGACGGAGCTTCACAAACCAGACGGGCGAGGGTTGCTCTAAACTTTTCACCATTAGAAAGCACCGAATAAGGTCTAAGCCACGCAGGTACACTGCCTAAACCCACCGCCGCTAGCGCACCAGTGACCTGATTAAAATCGCCGTCCGGCATGATCTCATCAATGAGCGGCTTATCTTTTGCCCATTTTGGCGTGTAAAACTTGCCAACCTTTGAGCCAATGCTGGTCTTTCCACTACCCGATGCGCCGACAATTACACCAATTTTCCACTCCTTATCATCAATCGGTAGCTCTGCATCCAGCGTAAAATTAGCACCAGACTCTACATTAAATAAGGATTTAACCCGCTCGGCTCGGTAAGAATCAAAATCAGTGCAAGTATGGTTGATAGCGACTTTCATACAGTTACCACCTTTACTTTATAATCCTGATTTCTGAGCTGATTGAATAGTTGCTCTTGGTGCTGAGCGTCTTTGCAAACGATGATGAGTCCGTATTGCTCTTTGTATTTAAAGCCGTTCTTTCCCAATAGGGGTGGCTGAGTAGGTTTCGTCATGGGTACTCCCATTATCGGGCGATCTAGTCGCGCTAATGGGAAGCTCGGTGGCTTTCAAGTGATTCAATGTCCGACAACGCGGACATTTGATGGATAAAAACGTATAAACCGCTTCTGCTAATTTTTTACTGCACTGACCACAACGTACCACCTGCATACTCTATCCTTTTATTAAGTTGTTATTGCATAGAGTCTTGTAGTATTGGGCTAGTTCGTAGAGCTTTAACGGGTTGCCCCGTGTAATAAGTAATCCTGTACCTTGTCTTTAATCCGCTGTTCGTCGCTTTGGCTCATGCCTAAGAAGGGTCTTGCGGGAATATTTTGCTGGCGGTTGTGGGCTTTGACAGCTTGATGGACTGCATTCGGTAGGCGCTTTCCAAAGACCTTAGTTGCTTGGCGACTATGAGCACTCACGGATTGAGTGCCGGAAAAGCCAAACTGATGCACGGCGGCATAGCTTTTATTTGTACCGACCAGCGCATAATCATCGCCTGACTCAGCTTGAATAGAGGCTGCCAAACTACCCGTAACTTGCAGAATTTTTCCAGCATGCCCACCGCGAGCGCGTTGTTGTTGGGTGGCGGGTTTGAGTGGCTGCCACGGCGTGCCTGTTACAGGGTCGCGTTCATGAGCAAACGCATCTTCCACTACCTCTAGCATGAGTAGGCTAATACCTGTCATCACAGGGCGCATATGAGAGAGCCTGTGCTGTAGGGTTGCTACCGTATTTTCTAAAGCATCCGTATTAATTTTAATAGTAATCGTCATAACGTTTGCTTGCCTTTGCCGAGTAGTTCATCTAGGGCTTGCTGCCCGATTAGACGTAGAGCTTCCAGCTCTTTGGGAGGTATGGCTGATTCCAGCGCCTTGAACTTATTAGTCAGGGTTTGGGCTAAGTGATCGGTGGCTGCTTTAGCGGGATTGTAACTCCAGCCCGCGCTGGGCAACATGATCAACGGCTTGCCCTCTTTGTCTAGTTCGCGGGTGCGCACACCTGTGACTTCAGTAGTTAAAGGATTGCCTTGAGTATCTTTGCCCGCAGGTACGGTGCGCGTGACTAATTGCCCGCCACTACTTTCTACAACCAGCCCTAAATCTTGTACTTTGCGTTCCGATCTTGGCGTAACACGGCAACGACAGCCCCAATCATTAGGCGGGAATAAGGTATCCCAAATTTTATCATCATGGCGAAAGACACGCCCATTCATGGCCGCGTGTGTGGGGCGCGTGACTTGATCCATGACCGCCACATATTGCCAGCAAGGTGTCGCCCAAGCACCCTCTTGCATCGCTTTATAACGCCCTGCCATGTACGCTACTTGAGTGTTTTGGCGATAAATGAGCGCTAAGCGGGCGGGCGACCCGTATTGTACAGGTCGTCCGGTATCGTCATAGGCTTCTAGCACCTCGCCCGTTTGCTTATCAATAGCCTTGCCCCACCAGCCTTTGCTTTGTAGTAGTGGCGTTAGGCGCTTGATGAACTCTCTTGCACTCAAACCCTCATCAAGTACATCGGTCAAGCCTTTATGGAGGTCTTTGAGTACGTCAAGCTTGGCACAATGTGCCACGGTAAAGGCTTTAGCGTGAGCGGCTTGCCAAAGCTCTTGCCAGCTTTTAGTGATCTTTAAGCCTTTAGCCTTAAAGTACTTTAAGGCTTCAGCAGGTTTTAAGCGTAGCGCAAAGGCAATACTAGGCTTCATCCTGAATATCCTGTTGGGCTTCCCATTGTCCGGCTAGTTCTGCTACGTACAGTACGTGGGTCAGGGTTTCTTCTAGCTGTTTTGAATCCATGAGGGGAAAGCTACTCATGAGTTCAATAATAATTTGCTCTGGCTCCGTGCCCTGTTCAAAGAGGGTTTGAGCGCGATTCAAGAGCGGTTCAAGGAGGTCTTGAGTCTGCTTTTGTAAAGTGTCTGCCACAGGTAGTGAGCCATCAATCGCTTGTTGTAGTGGTTCGGTATCTGCTTTTTTAAAGTCACTGGCTTTGGTTTGTTTGCTTTGGTGAAAGCTTGCTGCGTTTGAATCCACGCTAGTGATTAACTCATCTTCATCGGTAGGTGGTTCAATCTGTAAACGCTCATAGGCAAAACGTCTACCAATAGGTAAGTACTTTCTTGCCACCTCTAACGTATCCGCCCAGTTTTTGCGGGCATCTTCCTCTTGATAAAACTCATGCTTAGGCGGTATGGCATTAGGAAAGTTAAGCTCGGTAATCCACGTTAATAGCTGGTTTATGGTTTCGCTCACCATCGCACGATCCGCGACAGCAATCGCCATCTGGCGCTCGCGGTGGGTTTCAGACGCAGCACGCGAGCCGTTGCCGACCTGCTCACTAGAGAGCGTCTGGCTAGTGAGAGCTTTACTCATCTCACGGTTTGATAAATTGATTAATCGCTCTTGAATAGGGTCGCCTGTACCACCCCACCCAGCACTGAGTAATTCCACGCCAGTCCCTTCAGGAATAGCAGCAACTGCATCTTCAATCATGGCAGCTAAACGTTGAGCTAGCTCTTGTTGTTGCTTGGTATCCGCACCCGTAGGGTAGCGACCAATCGCCCACGGAATGCCGTACTTCTCGGCAAATTTAGCAAACCATTTCCAGCCTGAATGCTTAAAAGTATAAGGCCAGAAACAGGCTGATAAGACTGCCACGCCATAAGGGTTATCGTGACTCGCCATGTGGCGGGTGATCAGAAAGCGCCGCACATCTGGTGCGCTCTCGCCCTGAATAGGGTATAGGCGCGTGAGATAACGCAGCTCATTGTCTAGGTTATAGCGAAAACGCTGGGGTGGGCGCTCCTTAATATAGCTAGGCCATAAGTATCGCCCATCATAGTGCCAGCCCACCTCGTGCAGTGCCTGCCCTTGTAGAACCGCTTTATAGATTGACCAGTGCCAGTTGCTCCAGCCTAAGCCTAAAACAGGTTGTGAGCCTAGTTGGGCTTGAATCAGCTCATGCGCTCGGAGGCTATCAGGGTCATCAGCACCTGCTTTAATGCGCCATTCATAACCTAACAGACCCGACCTTAGCGACCGTAGCTCACCCATCACATGACTGTCATACTGAATCGCCGTGTAAACACTTTGATCCTTGCCCAACTTTGCGAGTATCGGGTCGGGGTTGGGCAGTACATCCAGTGCGGTATAAAAATTCGGATCATTATGATACGTGACTAGCTCGTTAGGGTCGGTGAGCGCTCTGCGTACCGCATTAGTCGCGTTGGTAGTCATTAATAGTTTTCCCATGAAAGAGTGTTGCGGTGGCGACGAGTATTAATAGCGGGCAGACCACCCAAGCCTGAAGTGGCTAAGAGCCATAACATGTGTAGTGCGTCAGGGCCATCATCATGGTCAGCCTTAGGAAAGTGTTTAAGTTGTGAAAGTAGAGTGGTTTGTGAGGGATGTAGGCGGATAAGGCCATTTGCCACATGAGGTTGTAGGCTTTCGATGCGTAGTACTTTATCGCTATTGGGCATCAGTGGGCGAGCAGGTACAGGAATACCACGCGCGGCACTACGTTTTACTAGCTCAGTGCGTAGAAACTCCTGAAATTGTACTGCCTCAATGCCCCACAATAAGCAGCCGTACTCCGCTTGAAGGGCAATGATGTCCTCAATAATACGGTCGGGTACACGCTTTTTAATCTGCGCTTCTACGCAGTCCAGTATTCCAGTTTCACGATTAAAGCCGCCCACTAAAATAGCGGAGGGGTCACGACCGTTGCCGTGCTTGCCAAGTGACGGGTCACATGCTCCATAAAATACCCACTCATACAAACGATTCACCCAGAACTGAATGCAATGTGCAAAAGGTGCGCCCTCACCCGACACCGGATCATTTTGGTACTCAGAGTCAAACGCGCTATGACCATCGCGGGCGCGAATAATCACGAGGGCTACTAGCGGTCGGGCGGCTGCCCATGAGACCTTAGCGCCTGTGTCCATATCGCGTTTATGTTTGGCATAAAACGCAAGGGCGACCTCCTCGCCTTCCGCTAACAACACGCCTTCAAATTGTTCCCACAAATACATATTATCAGGCCATTGGATGATAGCTTGAAACTTCATGCGCTCCCACAGTGGGTTTTGTAAGAGTCGTGCCAGTAAAGAGTCGTAATGTAATACCGTGCCAATCACCACCACGTCCATCGTACCGTCCGCCGCACCCAGTTGCAGTACCGTTTTCTTGAGCCAGCTTTCTAGCTTGTCGCGTTGTTCTGGTTTGCGCACGTTTTCGTCATTCTCCAGATCATCACCAATCACCAAGTCAACGCGATAAGGGCCATGACGTAAGCCGCGCATACGCTTACCTGAGCCAAAGGCTTGAATCTTGACATCATTAGCAGTGACGATTACGCCTTGTTGCCAGAGTCGACCCGCTCCGGTGGCTTTGGGGAAGTCCATTTTTAAGCGCGGGTTGGTTTCCAGCTCGGCTTTGATGGCTTCCAGCATTGTCGCCACCTGATCAAAACTGTCCATCACGAGGCAGATATAGTGCTTTTTATTATAAACCTGACACCAGATAGCAAAGATTAAGCTCACGATGGTGGATTTGGCTTCACCCCGTGGAGCAGCTAAGGCTAGGTGTCGACCTTTGGGATGTGCTACTAACTTAGGCAGGCGGTCGAATAGGTAGGCGTGCAGCTCAGAAGCTGCGTATTGAATGTAGTGCGGAAAGTAGTTGCGGGCAAACGCTTCTAAGTTGGTCTCGCAAAGGGCTACTCGTATTTGCTGGGCTAATGGGTCGGGATTAAAGCCGTCGACTTGAGCTTCAATCGTGCGCCTAAAGCCCTCGGCTATTTGTGAGAGTTGCTGCTGAAACTTATCTGCACTGAGATCGCGTTTAGCCATAATGTTTTCCTAACTCTGCCCCAAAAGGTTCAAGTACCTGTACGAATAACGCGGTATGCTGAGGGAATTGGCGCTGGATGAACTGTCCTAATAGCTCTAATACTTCTAAAGCAATCGCTAATTTGCCCAGCTGAGTATTAGCGCTGGAAGCCGCTTTGGTGGTTTTGATA